GTACCAAAAAGTGTCCACCCTAAAGTCATATATACCAACACTTCTAGACCAAAAGTACACTTGGTACACATTATCCAGCAAAAAAATAAAAAAAAAATAAAATCTGTTACAGAATACTATAGTACTAATTTATTTGCCTTATTTTCGCCATATTTATCTTCGTAAATGGCTTCAATCTTCATCATCAAGTCTACAATGTACTGTTCTTCTAGCTTATCTACGTCTTGTAATGCCTTATTTATAATATCTTTCTGCCTTTTTATTGCCTTATTCTTTGTTTGAACTAAGTCAATTCCCCATCTTGTTTGATCTGTCATAGTTTCTTTTGTAATTCTTTTAGATACTCCTCATCTTCTTTTTTTGAATCATATTTCTCTTTCTCATCAAAAATTAGGTCATGATACATGTCCAATCTTTTCAAAAACTTATGTTTCCAGGTCCTTAATTCGTGGTCCGTGATCCTAAATTCTTGGTAATATAGGTCAGGCGTGCATACCATGATAACTCCTTGGCGTATCGTGGAGCCGTAGACATAGTCGTGTGCCATGGCGTACGCTGCGATCTGAAGATAATAATCTTCGATCCATTCTTTCTT